GAAGGAACCACAAACACCTCGATTGATTTTATCCGGGGAGGCCCGGCGTGCATGGATATCCATGCAGCGCTAATGTCGAGCCACGATAAACAAACGACAGGCGCTAATTGCATTGCACGGAGGGTGGTTATCAATAGCGCACGGCATTGGCGCCAGAGTGGTCCAGGTGTATGGTTTGCGGCCATGAAAGCGGCCTGGAGGGCACGTGCTCGTAGTTCCTCGCAACATAAGGCGCATCGCGCAGCTTTGCTGGCCGCTTACCCCGTTTGCGTGCATTGTGGACGTCGTCCCTCGTCCGTTGCAGACCACCAGCCACCCCTGGGGCACTTCCAGAGCCTTGACGCCTGGCTGCTGGCCGGTGGGCATTACGTGGCCAGCTGCCGGCATTGCAGCGACAGCCAGGGTGGACACATGAACAAAGTGCGCGCCGTGCCGGCTGGGACGCGGGCGTGGTAATCCTGCGCGCCGTCGATCCAGCGGAGCCGCCGCCGCCATTGTCCGGCACCCTGCCGCGGATTGGCACCGCGCTGACAAAGGCCCCGAACCTGGGGTGGATCTTCCGTGACATCTGGGAGCGCCTGGAGCTGCCGCCGATGTATTTCTGGCAGCACCACCTGTCCGCCGTGTCCACGGAGCTGGGCACCATCAGGGAGCGCCGGCGGCTGCAGTACGACCGCGTGGGGGCGCTGGTGGGCCGCCAGTCCGGGAAGACGCGCTGGAGCGGTGCCCGCGTGCTGATGCAGGCGCTGCTGCCGGACTACGACCTCACGGGCTACGCGGAGCCGCGCCGCGTGGGGCCGCAGCACATCGCCTACCTGGCCCAGACCCGTACGTCTGCCGTGACCCGCTGGGAGGAGCACCTGGAGATGTTCATGGGCTCCCCACTGGCCGGGCGCATCTCCAAGGTGAAGCGCGCCAGCGGTGACCAGCGCATGTTCTTCGATAACGGCTCGTGGTACTCCCCGATCACGCCCACCGGGAAGGGGCCACGGGGCCTGGACCTGGACCTGGCCATCATCGACGAGGCCCTGACCCACAAGGCGGAGCTGATGCGCGCCGTGCGGCCCACGATGGCCCAGCGCGACGGCTCGCTGGCCGGCATCGGCGCCCAGCTGGTCATCCTGTCGTCTGCCGGGGACGAGGAGTCCACGCTGCTGCAGCAGTTCATGGAGTTGGGCCGCCAGGCCATCGGCCAGCCGGGGGCGCGGACCTGCTGGCTGGAGTGGTCGGCCGATCCTGACGTGGACCACCTGGACGAGGAGGTCTGGAAGGCCACGGTGCCCACGCTGGAGGTGCCCAACGGCATCAGTCTGGACTTCCTGCGCTCCGAGGCCGCGGCCATGGGGGCCTCCGATTTCCTGCGTGAGTACCTCTGCGTGTTCTCCCACTCCGGCAGCTCCCAGGTCATCCCGGCGGAGGCCTGGGCGGACTGCCACCGTGGGGACGTGATCCTGCCGGCGTCGGAGCTGGTGCTGGGGGTGGATCTCTCCCCGGACCGTCAGCGAGCGGCCATCGTGGCCGCCGGGGCGGTGGACGAGTACCGCGCCGTGGAGGTCATCGAGAACCGTTCCGACCCGTCCTCGTGGCTGCTGGGGCGCCTCGTGGAGGTGGCGGAGCGCTGGAATGCCCCCGTCATCATCGACACGATCTCCCCAGCGGCCTCTCTGATGCCCGCTCTTGATGGTTTCGGGGTGGTGGTGGTCCCAGTGGGCACGCGGGGCGCTACGGACGCTGCAGGGGCCTTCTACGACCGCGTGCTGCAACGCCGGATTGCCCACCTGGGTGACTGGCGTCTCAATGACGCGGTGGCGGGGGCCTCCAAACGCGCCGTGGGGCAACGTTGGGCGTTTGACCGGCGCAACTCCGACACTGACATCAGCCCATTGGTGGCCGCCGCCCTGGCCGTCTGGGGGGTGGAGACCGGCCAGGCCGGCGCGCCCACCATGTATACATGACAGGGCCGTAATGGCCTAGCATTGTTCCACTAGTGGAACAAGCGCGCTCCTCTGGGCTGGTCGTGGTGGAGAATCGCACCCGCGACACCCCTAACGGCATTGATCCGGCCTCTGTGCCGCCGGGCACTGTTGGCCCCCACGCCGGCGGTGGAGATGTTGGCGTGATTGCTCCCCAGCCGTGGGCGGGGTGGCCGGACACGTGGTCCACGCCCAACTGGTGGGGCCGCGTGGAGGCGCTCACGGACGTGGCCTGGGCCGCCCTGGACCTCAACGCCTCCGTGCTGGCCACCATGCCCCCCTACTTCGTGGGGGCCGCCCCATCATTGTCCGCCGACTGGATCAATAACCCCTCCCCGGACCATTACAACGGCTGGGCGGAGTTCGCCAAGCAGCTGTTCTGGGACTACCAGCAGGGTGAGGCCTTCATCCTGGCCACCGCCCGCTACCGCGACGGTGCCGGCTACCCCGCCCGGTTCCACGTGGTGCCGCCGTGGACGGTCAACGTGGAGCTGAACCGGGCCGGCCTGCGGCGCTACCTCATTGGTGACCGCGACGTGTCCGACGACATGCTCCATATCCGCTACCAGTCGAGCATTGGTGACGCCCGTGGCCATGGGCCGCTGGAGGCCGGCAGCGCCCGCCTGGTGGCCGCCAACGCCCTGATGCGCTACGTCTCGCAGCTGGCCTCCTCTGGGGCCGTGCCGCCGGCGGTCATCAAGTCCGCCCGCCCCATCGGCAAGGAGCAGGCGGAGGATCTGCAGACCGCCTGGGTGGAAGCGCGCATGTCGCGGATGGGCCTGCCGGCCGTGCTCGCCGGTGGCCTGGAATATGAGCTGCTCTCCTATTCCCCGAAGGATCTGGGCCTGGTGGAGCTGGCCCAGACCATGGAATCCCGTATCACCATCCTGCTCGGCGTGCCGCCGTTCCTGATGGGCCTCCCGTCCGGCGGGGATTCGCTCACCTACTCCACCACGGTGCAGCTGTTTGATTATCACTGGCGTGCCGGCCTCAAGCCGAAGGCGGCCCGCGTCATGGAGGAGCTGTCCGGCTGGCTGCTCCCACGCGGCACGTCCGTGGAGCTGAACCGTGACGAGTACGTCCGGCCCGGCCCGCTGGAGCGTGCCCAGACGGAGGACATCTGGCTCCGCACCGGCGTCTTCTCCCTGGAGCAGGTGCAGGAGATCGAGCGGAGCATCAACACGGCGGCCAGTCCGCCACTTACGTCTGGGGTATTGGAATGACTGTGACCGCCACGCAGGACGTCATGGCCCGACCGACCGGCGCCGTTGAGGAGCGAAGGGCGCTCGGCTCAATCGAGGAGGTGCGCTATCCGGACCGCATAATCACCGTGGTGGCGGTGCCGTACAACGTCGAGACGCAGCGCGCTGATGGTCGTTTCCGCGAGTCATTCGCCCCGCGGAGTTTCGAGGGCCTTGAGGTGCGGAACGGTCGGATCCGCGTCCGCCGTGAGCATGAGTCGGCTGGGGCTGTCGGCAAGGTGGAAGTGTGGGACTCGCGCCGCGAGGATGCACTAATCGCGAACCTGTCAATCGCAAAGACCCGTCTCGGTGACGAGACGCTGGAGCTGGCCGCCGATGGCGTGCTCGATGCATCAGTCGGTTTCCAAACCTATGCCGGTGGTGAGCAGTGGAGCGAGAACCGGACGCGACGGCGCATCACCAAGGCGTGGATGCACCACCTCGGCCTCACCGACGATCCGGCATACGAGGGTGCCAAGGTGCTTGAGGTGCGCTCCGTAGGCCGTCCAGGGGCCGACGCGGGGACTGTGGCGCCGACCTCAGCGACTCCGGCGAAGGACGAGATGATGGCGCTACTGCGTGAACGCGGGCATCTCCCCACCGGCTACGTCTGATCGGTTATGCTGCCCCACTTGTAGGAGCCGTCTCCTCGGTCCGTTGATGGGCGCTAGGTCGCCGTTCCGGTCGATGTCGGGAGTTCGCCGAAACCTGCGTGGCATATCCGATTGCACACGTAAGGAGTCCCACCGTGGGATCCACCGACACCCTCATTGCCGAATACACCAACGAGCTGGAGACGCGCCAGGCGTTCCTGGATTCCCTCCTGGAGCAGTCCAGCGGGCGTGATCTCTCCACCCAGGAAACGGAGCTGGTGCAGAAGACCAGCGACCGGATGACCGTCCTCAACGGGCTCCTGACGCCGCTGCAGGCCGCCGCCAAGGTGTCCCAGCAGTCACGTCTCCGTATCGAGGAGATCGCTTCCGACCTGGCCACCCAGCGCACCCCCCAGGCCTCCCAATCGGTGGAGTACCGCTCCGCCGGCCAGTACGTCGTGGACCGCTGGCAGGCCGGCGTGGGCGTGGAGGAGGCCAAGGAGCGCCTGAGCATCTACCACCGCGCCGCCGCCCACCAGACCACCGCCGACAACCTGGGCATCATCCCGGCCCCCGTCGTGGGGCCGCTGCTCAACTTCATCGACACCTCGCGGCCCATCGTCAACGCGCTCGGTGTCATGGCCATGCCCGGTGGCCGGTTCAGTATTCCGCGCATCACCCAGCACACCGACACCGCGAAGCAAACGGCGGAGAAGTCGGAGCTGGTCAGCCGGAAGATGCTCATTGATTCCGTCAGTGTGTCGATGGACACCTACGGCGGATATTTGAACCTGAGCAGGCAGAACCTGGATTGGTCTGTCCCCCAGATCATGGATATCGTGCTCAACGATCTGGCTGGGCAATATGCCATTGATACCGAGACGGCTACGGCCGTCGCGCTCAAGGCCAATAGCACCGCCCAGACTCCGGTGCTGACCACGTCATCCACGGCGGCTGATGTGAACACCGCCGTCTGGAAGGCCGTGGGCACCGCCTACGCC